ATGAAATATATAAATTACATATTCTCATCGTTAATATTATTATTTGTTCCGATACACGGGCTTTTAATTGCGGTAGCAGCAGCAATAATTCTTGATACCTTTACAGGAATTTTTAAAAGTGTAAAATTAAAAGGATGGGCAAGCGTTAGGAGTAGAGTTTTATCAAATATAATTTCAAAAATGGCATTATATGAGATATGTATTCTGTTCCTTTTTTTGATAGATAAATTTGTTTTAAATGAATTTGTATTCCATTGGTTTAAGTTTAATTATATGTTCACTAAAATATGCGCAATAATGTTAATTTTTATAGAGTTGGTTTCTATAAAAGAAAATGTTGAGGAGACTTTTAAAGTTGACATTTGGCAATTGCTTAAAAAAGCATTTTTAAGAGCAAAAGAAGTAAAGCAAAACATAAATGATTTACAATAGATTATGCAATTATCTAAAAACTTAACATTAGCTGAAGTAACGAGAAGTGAATCAGCGAAAAGAAAAGGAATATCAAATCAACCCACATTGGTTCATTTAGAGAACTTTAAAAAGTTAGCTGTTAATATTTTTCAACCTATTAGAGACCATTTCGATGTTCCTATTCACATTAGTTCAGGATACAGAAGTAAAGCTTTAAATTCAGTTATCGGTGGCTCATCAACAAGTCAACATTGTCAAGGAGAAGCTATTGATATTGATATGGATGGTACATCAATTACTAACGCTCAAATATTTAATTTTATCAAGGACAACTTAAACTTTGACCAACTTATTTGGGAATTTGGAACAGATAAAAATCCTGATTGGGTTCACGTTTCTTATGAATCAACGGGAAAGCAACGTAAACAAATTTTAAAAGCAATTAGAAAAAATGGCAAAACATCTTATATTAATATTACTTAGTATCATACTTATTTCTTGCGCTGCAAGAAAAGTAGATATTAATAAAGTAGATTCTGTAGTAAAAATAGACAGTACTTCTGTAATTAAAAAAGAAGCTGTAACGACTCAAGATAATCACATTAGTGTCACAACAAATACTGATGAATTAGAAATAGTTCCTATTGACACTTCAAAATGTATTGAAGTAGATGGAAAAAAATACAAAAACGTAAAGCTGAAGTATAAAAAAACAAAAAAGGTATTAGTAGATACTACAAAAATAAAAGTGTCTGAAAAAGCCTCAATTGAAGTTAATATAAAAAAAGATACTTCAGTAAAAACCTTTAAAAAGGAAATTGATAAAAAAACTAATTATTCAATTTATTTGTGGTGGCTTTTAGTGTTGCTTCTTATTGTAATTGGATTCTATATGTACAAAAAAATTAACAAAACTTTATTCTAAAAATTATGGCAATTCAAAGACCCGACACCCCGTTAGCGAGTACTCCTGACCCTAAAACTTGGCAGCAAATGTCTCAGCCTGAAAAAGCAAAAAAAATAGCTGAGTTGAAACAAAAGGGAGGAATGGAAAGAGTTAAACAATATAAAGATTCTATAAGTCAAGATGTAACAAATAGAATGACAGAAAAATTTAAACAAGGAGCTGAAAGACGAGGATTAACCGTTGACGAGTATGCTAAAAAAGTAAAAAACGATAGCAAGGTAAAATTTACAGAAGTTGAAGGCGGTGGTAAAATGAAAGAGACCAAAAGTGCTAATACGGATAGACCAAGTTTATTAAGTAGATTAAATCCACTTGGAGACAAGGGTAGATGTATTTACACTAATAATAGCGGTAAAGCTAAATGTAAATAATAAGCATTGTTTTTTTTATATCTTTGTAATCTAACAAATCAAATTAAATAAAAATGAAAAATTTAAAAGCAACGCAAGAAGAACTTGCTAAAATTCAAGAAATGAACTCTAAATTCAATCAAGCTAAGATAGCACTTGGAGATTCTGAATTACAAAAGCATAGTATCTTGAGGCATATTGACGAATTAAAAGTTGAGTTCACTAAACACGAACAATTGTTAGTTGAAAAATATGGCGCAGACGCTGTAATTAATATTCAAACAGGAGAAGTAACTAAAAACGCACAGTAAGATGACACCGGGAAAATTTATCGGAACATTGTTCCATTCAAGAGATGCAATGCACATCGCACACCTTCAAACGACATCGTTTGCAGAGCATAAAGCATTAAATGCTTATTATGATGGAATACTTGATTTGACAGATAAATTTACCGAGGCTTATTTTGGTAGATTTAAAAGAGTTGAGATAGTAATACCTGAATCAAAAATTTTAGACGCTACTTCTCATTTGAAAGAATTACGTTCAATCATTGATACTGAAAGAGCAAATTATCCTTCTGAATTGCAGAATATAATGGATGAGATGATTGCATTAACAGACAAGATTTTATACTTATTGACTTTAAACTAATATACAAAAATGGCAAAAATAAGCACATACGAAATAGACTCAACTCCTCAGCTTTCAGATAAATTAATCGGAACAACCGCAGGAGGACCTCCTGAGAATAATACGGTTAACTTTACTCTTCAATCAATAAAGGACTTATTTTCCATTGGTGTCACTAATACATTACAATCAGTAACAACAGCAGGCAATACTACCACTTTGCCTATTATAGCCAATTCATTTGTAAGGTCAGGAGGAACTTCTTCTCAATTTTTAAAAGCTGATGGTTCAGTTGATAGCAGTATCTATATTACAGCGGCTGCATTATCAATTTATGTGCCTTACACAGGTGCTACAACAAATGTAAATTTAGGGACTAACACAATAACCGCAAACTCTTTCATAAAGTCAGGTGGAACTGCCGCTCAATTTTTAATGGCAGATGGAAGTGTTACAACCGGAAGTGCATCAGTTAATATATACAACTCAAATGGTACTTTAAGTGGAAACAGAGTAGTTACTATGGGTAGTTTCACTTTGTCGTTTACTAATGATTTATTAATAAATGGTATAAGTGCAGGAAAAGGTAATGGAAATATAACATCAAATACTTGTTTCGGACTTACAGCATTAAATGCAAATACAACAGGTAGTTCTAATACTGCTATTGGTCAAAATTCATTATTTAACAATACAACAGGGGGGGGTAATACTGCAATTGGAACAAGTTCATTATTTAGTAATACAACAGGACTTTTAAATACAGCAATTGGTCAAAATTCATTACCTAATAATACAACAGGTAGTTCTAATACAGCAATCGGTCAACTTTCAATGAACACAAATACTACCGGAAGTAGTAATACTGCAATTGGTCAGTCTTCACTTGCTAATAATACGACAGGCTCAGGCAGCGTTGCAATAGGTTCAAATTCATTAGCAGAGAACACAACGGGTAGTGCTAATACAGCGGTAGGTTATGGTTCATTGTCTTCAAACACGACAGGTAATTCTAATACAGCGGTAGGTTTTGGGTCATTGATTACAAATTTAATAGGAAATAATAATACAGCAATTGGAGACCTTTCTTTGCAAAATAACATAGCAGATGATAATACTGCAATTGGAAAAAATGCACTTTTAACTAATACAGTAGGATTACAAAATACCGCAGTTGGAAAGGATTCTATGAATCTTAACATAAACGGTTTTAATAATACAGCAGTAGGCTTTAGGTCTATGGCTACTAATGAAGCAGCAGATTATTGCACAGCTATTGGAAATCGTTCTTTACAATCTAATACTTTTGGAGATAATAATACCGCAGTTGGTAATAATTCTTTAGAATCTAATACTGTAGGAAATGATAATACCGCGGTTGGAGATTTTGCATCAGGAAGTAATATATCAGGAAGTGGCAATACATCGCTTGGAGCATACGCATCTTTTTCATCTACAACAGCTTCTTTTAATGTTGCAATTGGAACAAGTTCATTATTTAGTAATGTATCAGGAACTCAAAACACAGCAGTTGGTTATGAGGCTTTGTATTTTAATACAGCAAACAACAACACTGCACTTGGTCGTGAAGCATTGAGAGCCAATACTATAGGGTTTCAAAATACAGCAGTTGGAAGAAGTGCTTTACTTACTGCTACAACAGCAAGTTACAATACAGCTGTTGGGTATAACTCAATGTCAGTTAGTACGACAGGAATCAACAATACTGCTATTGGTAATGGGTCATTGCCTGCAAACACAACGGGAGCAAATAATGTTGCAATTGGATTTAATGCATTAGGAGCAAATACTACCGGAAGTGGAAACGTTGCAATTGGACAAGGAACAGCTACTTTGGGTATAAATAATACTAACTCCATAATAATAGGTACAGGAGCAGTAGGCGCAGGAAGTAACACTGTTGTATTGGGTAGCACAGCTATAGTAAAAACACTTCTTAGAGGAACTGTTAATATGGCTAACCTTCCTACGTCAGCAACAGGATTAGTGGCAGGAGATTTGTGGAGAAATGGAACAGTAGTAAATATAATTTAAACAAATATAAAAAAATGGAAGAGTTAACACAAGAACAAGTACAGTCAAGTATAGCTGCTGCTTATGATTCAGTAAGTTTAATTAATGAATTACAAGCACAAGAAGTTATTACAGAAGAAGAAGTAGATACTTTGAGTAGAAATAAAGAGCATATATCAATAATGCTTGGAAAAGATTGGTTTGTTGGAGGACTGACAGCCGCTCAAAAAACAGAATTGGAAAGCATAGTATAATAAAAATTAAATTAAATTAAATTAAATCAAATCAAATGTCAAAACAAAAATTAAAAGTTAGTGAACTGTTAAGTTTAAATTCAGTTCTTAGTAAATGTGAAAACCACAAAGACTTAAAAAGTTTTCACACTACAATATCAGTAATTAGATTAAGTAAATCTATAGAAAGTGTTGTAAAGAAACATTTTTCAATTCAAGACGAATTATTATCTAAATTAGAAGTAGATAAAAAAGAAGTCGATGGTAAAGATGTTTTCGATTGGAATGACAAGCCGGAAGAAGTAAAAGAAAAAATCAATTCTGCATTAACTGAGTTGTCAGATGTTGAATATCAAGTTGAATATTTAAACAAAATTGATGAAGAAGATTTTGTGATTTTAACCCGTGGCTTGAATTATAATGAATTGTCGTTTTTATACGAGTACTTAGTCAAAAAAGAATCTTAATGGATATTCGTAAAATATCCATTGGACCTGACTACAAAAGTGGTGCTATGCATTACATTGTTGGTCAGTCCATTCTTGGAGATTCAAATACAATTCATCTTATCAGAAGACAACCTGAAACAGGAAGCATATTAATATATATTATTAATGTGAAGGAAGAAGTTGTTCTTTGGAAAGAATTTACTGCTACTATACCAATTTCAATCGAATTTAATATAAACTTTTAATGAAATCTCCATTCTATTTCATAGTAAGGCCTATGAATGGAAAGCGATACGATAACACAAAAAAAATAGGAGGAATTGATTTTATCGTCAGTACTTCAGAAGAGGACCATAAGTTCTCTAACAGATATGCAGAAGTTATCGAGCTTCCCGTAGGCTATACCGGTCCTATATCAATAGGAGACACACTTCTCGTTCATCACAATGCTTTTAAGTATTATAATGATATGAGAGGTCGTCAAAAAAGCGGCAAAAGTTTTTTTAAAGATGATTTATTCTTTATAGAAACAGACCAATTCTTTATGTATAAAAAAGATTCTACTTGGAATGCTTATGATAAGTATTGCTTTGTTAGACCAATCTCTGCTGTAGATTATTACATAAAAAAATTCATAAAAGAAGAGCCGTTAATGGGTCAGATGGTTTATCCAAATGAGTACCTTTTAAGTAAAGGCATAAAAGAAGGCGATTATATTTGTTTTTCTCCCGATAGTGAATACGATTTTACTGTTGATGGAGAGAAGTTATATCGTATGTATGACCATCAAATAACCATAAAGCT